CAATTACAGAGGATATACAGGTAGATGTTACAGAGGAGGACTTAGGAACAGAGATAGTCACAACTACTACAACTACAACCACCACCACAACTACAACTGTTACTAATGAAAACTCAGGTAATATTTTAGATAGCTCTAATGGGTATGTAGGGTCCAGTGATGATGGCAACATGAATATTGACTGGGGCGGTCAAGGTCCCGCTTCGATGCCTACTGGCAACACGTGTGGTGAGTTAGGATCAGATAGATGTGCTCAAATTACAGGATCAGGCAATAATACTTCTACAATGGGTGTCGATGGCATGGGTACAACTTTTATAATAAACAATATTGATATATCTGATTTACAAATAGATAAAGGTGGTGAGGTTAAATACTCAATTGAAGTAGAAAAACGTGACGCTCAAGACAGAATATATATGCATATTACAGGTCGTGATGGACTTGACACAGTTTTTTCAGGCACAGATATCCTATCTGAGTCTGGCATAGCATCCGGTTATCAATCATATACAGGAGGTTTTGATTTTAGTGGATCTTTAAGCAGTATAACTGTTGAAGTAGGTGGTAGAGACATTAATCTTGCCATAGGACCCTTATTTGATGATGTGTCTATAGATGTATTTTACAATGTAATTAATACAGTTATAACTCAACATATAACAACCTTAGAGGAAATATATTACCTAAATATTCTTAATCCTGTAGAGATGGATTTTATAGAAGAAGTCTTTGAATATAATGACATCATTGTTGAAGATGGTTTTGTAGATTTTGTGCCTATTGAACCAGAAATGGAAGAAGTATCTTATGAGACTGTAGAGCTAGAAATACAGTTTGAGATGGATTTTGACATGGACTTTGCACCTCCACCTCCTATGGATTTTGCACCTATGCCAGAGCTTGTTGAAGTAGAAATGCCTGTGAATGTAGAAACAGTGACCTTAGAGATTGAAATGGAAATGGAGCTAGATTTACCACCGCCTGAAATGGTAGCCTCTGTTGAGGAGATACCTCCCCCTATGGAAGAAACCTCACCACCTATAGAACCAGAACCAATAGAAATTGAAACGGAAGAAACTCCACCTCCTATGGAAGAGACAAAAGAAGAGGTGCCTGTAGAAGAGACTGAGCCTGAAACTGTTGAAGAAGAAACTAACGAAAAACCTCAAGAAGAATCACAGGAACCAGAACCAGAAGAACAGCCAGAACCACAAAAAGAAAAAGATCAAGAAGAAGAGCAAGAACCAGAGAAATCATCAAAGCCTAAGGTATCAGAGAAAGAAAAAGCTGCCACAAAAATTGTAAAGAAGATTGATGATAAAGCTAGGTATGATGATGCTGCGCAAATGAAAACATTAATAGTTATGCAAATATTAGGTAATACTAAAACATTCTTTGATACACAATCTATTATTGTCGATACAAACGTTAATGAATATTTAAACAAGACAATAGAAGATGAGTATGGTATTTTGTTTAATATGGCACAAGATCAAACAATGAATGACATGGTAAACTCACAATGGCAGAAGTAAATGTAGGTGGTATCTCCTTTAAAGGAGGTAAGATTTTTGGAGTTCTTATTGCATTATCTACAGCAGTAGGTGCTTTATATGGTGGCTTTGAAGTTTATAAAAGATATCTTGATATGGAAGAAAAGATTAATGAGTTTGTTGCACCTGATTTAAGTGGTTTTGATAAAAAAATAGAGTTGTCTAAAGCAGAAATGGATAAAAGATTGGAGCTAATTGAACAGGAGTTAGACATGATAAAAACTGAAATGTCTATGATTTTAGAAGAAGTTAGTTTAGTAGCTTCAACTGCAAAAGAATTAAAAGATGATTTAAAAGCAGATTTGAGACAAATGGATGGTGATATTAGACATATTACAGAAATTGTTAATGATGTTGAAGATAGACAAAAAGAAGATAATAGAGAACTTTTAGATGAGATGAAACTTCTTGAAGAAAGTCTTGACTTAAAGATAAATAAGGCTTTAAATAATCCACTGAGTGGTATGTCCGCTAAGTCGAAATAGGAGGTAGCTATGTGCGATTGTAAAACAGATGAGGATTGTGTATGTCGTTTAAAATCGAAATAAAAACAATATTGCCGTATGTTGTGCTTATTGCAACGATAGGCATGACGTGGGGCATGTGGTCAGAACGTTTAAATGCAGTAGAAAAAAAGGCAGATAGTGTTGAACAAATGCAACAAGATATAGCTGTAATTAAAGAAAAAATTATTTGGATGGAATCCTATCTTAGTGGCGATCAGTAGGTCACAAATGAGACAACAGGTATCTAAACCTGGTATGAAAAAAACAATAAAAAAGGTTATTAAAGGCTTAAATAAAGGCTCAAAGGTTCATGCAAAACAAGCTAAAAAATTACAAGGAATAATTAATGGCAGACCCAAGAAAAGGAACCGGAAAAAAGCCTAAGCGTTCCGGTAGGAGGTTATATACAGATGAAAATCCTAAAGATACTGTCCGTATTAAATTTGCTACGCCCACGGATGCGAGAAAAACGGTTGCTAAGGTTAAAAAAATTAAAAAACCATTTGCTAGGAAAATCCAAATTCTAACTGTAGGAGAGCAACGAGCTAAAGTCATGGGTAAGACAGAAGTTGCTAATATATTTAAAAAAGGTAAGATTAGTATAAGGAGAACTAGAAAAAAATGACTAAATTATGTCCAAGAGGTAAAGCTGCAGCTAAGCGTAAATTTAAAGTTTACCCAAGCGCATATGCTAATGCCTACGCTTCAAAGATTTGTGCTGGTAAAATTAAAGATCCTAGCGGCGTAAAGCGTAAAGATTTTAAAGGACCTAAAAGAGCCATAGGAGGTTTATCTATTTCTCAACAACGAAAGCAGGTTTCTGCTGATCGTAAAGCAAGAGGCGGTACTAAAGGACTTAGAATGGTCGCTGCAGGTTGTGGTATGGTCGCTAACAATAGAAGAAAAAAGACTAAACTACTTACAAGAGCAGCTTAGGAGGTAATCATGTTAGATTCAATAAAAAGTAAATGGAATGCACTTAATAAGAAAGGCAAAATAATTGCCGTTGTTGTTGCAGTCGTTGCCGTTTACGCAATTTCTCAGATCGTATAAAAAATGTCTGGCCACAAAGGATTAGCGAAGTGGTTCAAGCAGGATTGGAGAGACATCAGCTCGAAGAGAAAAGATGGCAGCTTCGCTAAGTGTGGTAGAACAAAACAAAAAAAAGACGCAAAACGAAAGTACCCTAAGTGTGTCCCCGCTTCAAAAGCACGTGCTATGTCAAAGGGTCAAATCAAATCAGCAGTTTCTAGAAAAAGAGCCGCAGGCAATGTAGGCCCTAAACCCACAAACGTTAAAACAATTGTCAAGAAAAAAACACGCAGAAAAAATAAAGCTTGATGTTATAGATTGGTCTAAGCAAGTCTTAGAACCGATGAACAAACATCTTGGGTTTCCAGCGTGTCCGTTTGCAGCTAAATGGCGAAAAGATGGTAAACTTAGAATAGAGGTAAGATCTGATAAGTCTAAGTACGAAAAACATTTAACATTACTTTTAAAAGATTGGAATAAAAAGAAACACGACATAATTATATTTTGTGACCCCTATTATGATCAGTATAACTTAGAGCAGTTCCAAGAAAAAATAGATTTTTATAATAAAACTTATAATAAACGAGATGTTTATTTTATGGGATTTCACCCAGAAAACCCAGCTTCCGTTGAAGAACAAGAGTTTCTTGTAGAGCCTACTGACGAAACTACATACGATAATCCTATCCCTTATTCAATGATGCTCATACAAAAGTTCAAACAACTATATGATGCAAGTTGCAAACTACATAAGATAGGTTATTATAAAAAGTGGCCTCAGGAATACTATGATGAGGTCGTTGCAACAAGGCAAAAAACATATGAAAAACTATTTAAAAAAGGAGTAGCATCATGATGGGAGCAAAAAAAATGCCTGGAATGGGCATGATGGGTGGCGGTAAAAAGAAAAACGTCATGAAAAAAGGCGGCAAGAAAAAGAATGTCGTAAAGAAAAAACCTAAAAAGCGTGGCGCAGTTAAAAAGCGTGGCGGTGGCATGAAGCCAAAAATGTAATATGGCTACCTCGAATACTACCACTTTTAACCTTAGTTTTGATAATATTATCGAACGAGCTTATGCTCGTTGTGGTAAGTCTATGAGAACGGGTTATGACCTAAGAGCAGCTAGAGATAATTTAAATCTATTGTTCTCTGAGTGGGGTAATCGGGGTATTCATTTATGGAAAGTAAAAAACCATACACAGAATTTAGTTGCAGGAACAACAACTTATACTGCACCTTCTGATGCATCAGATGTACTAGAATTAGTTTTTAGAAAAATTGATGGTAGCACAACAACAGATACAAGTATGACTAAAATATCTAGATCAGAATATGAAAATGTGCCAAACAAATTTTCTCAAGGACAACCAAGTCAATATTTTATACAAAGAAATTTATCTAATGTAGCTATAAATTTATATCAAACACCAGACACTACGGACACACAAATTAATTATTTTTACGTGGGCAGAATAGAAGATGTAGGAGAATACACAAATAATCCAGATGCACCTTTTAGATTTCTACCATGCACTGTTGCAGGACTTGCATATTACTTAGGGCAAGAAGTTGCACCAGAAAAATCACAAGAATTAGAAAGAAGATATGAGGCAGAATTACAAAGGGCACTGACAGAAGATAGTCAATCAACCTCTGTAAATATTGTGCCTAGAAGTTTTTACGTGGGGTAATATATGACCTTTGCAAACGGTAATCGTGCTATAGCTTTATGTGATAGATGTGGCCAACAATACAAATACTTACAACTTAGACAAGAATGGAATGGACTGTTTACCTGTCCTAGTTGTTTTGAACCAAAACATCCACAACTAGACCCAGCTTATCATGCAGCAGATGCGATCGCATTAAAAGACCCAAGACCAGCAAGACAAGAACCAGTAACTGTTTTTGCTGGTGCACCAGGTGACTCAAGTTTTACATCTGATGGAATGATACCCTCCACACAAAGCACAGAGTTGCTTATTAGCACAAGTATTGGTACAGTGACTGTGGTGATATCATGAATTATTCTGAACTTTTAGACAATGTAAGAAACTACACAGAGGTAACATCTGATGTTTTATCTAATGCTGTGGTAAATGTCTTCATAACTAATATAGAAAATCAGATTGACAGATTAGTAGATACAGATGCGCAAAGAAGATATGCAACATCAGCGCTTATAGCGAACAATAGTTTTTTAGATGTATCTGGACCAGAGGGTGGTTTTAGGTTTGCTAGGGGTTTACAATTACATAAATCAGATGGCAATATTGAATGGCTAGAGCAAGTAGATACTACTTTTATTGATGAGTACGCAGTTCAAAGATCTACATCAAATACAAGTTTTACAGGTGAGCCTAGATATTGGGCTAACTGGGATTCCACAACATTAATTGTAGCACCTACTCCTAACTTAGCTTACACAGTAGAAATGTGGTATGACGAAACACCTGAGAGAATAGGTAACGGTTCAGGTAGCACTTCTACTACAACTTTTGTTTCTAATAATGCACCAGAGGTTTTATTGTATGGTGTCTTGTCAGAAGCGTATTCATACTTGAAAAATACTCAAGATATGCAATTATACACACAAAAGTTCCAGACTGCCTTACAGGCTTTTGCTAATGAGCAAATGGGACGTAAACGAAGAGACGAGTATGTTGATGGAGTTTTAAGAGTACCCTTACCATCAGCAGACCCAAAAGCCTAAGGAGGGCATAAAATATGACAATAAATCAAGCAGTCTGTGCTTCCTTCAAACAGGAGTTGCTAGCGGGAGATCATGATATTGATAATGATACAATTAATCTCGCTCTTTATACAAGTTCTGCAACTTTAAATGGAAACACAACAGCCTATGCTACAACTAATGAAGTTGGGGCATCAGGAACATATGCGGCAGGTGGTGCAACTCTAACGAGTCCAACCATTGGCTTAACTAAAACAAGTGCAACAGCTTCAACAGCTTTTGTTGATTTTGCAAACGTAAGTTTTACTTCTGCAACTATTTCTGCTCAAGCAGCATTGATCTACAACAGATCATCAGCAAATACAAATGCAGCTATCGCAGTTTTAGATTTCGGTGCAGTAAAGACATCAACAAACGGTACATTTACAATCGCATTCCCAACAAACGATGCATCAAGTGCTATATTAAGATTATCTTAATATAGGAGATCATTACCATGGCAGATGCTTGGAATGAGGGCACGTGGGGGCAAGGCTTTTGGGGACAACAAAGTTCCATAACAGTTACCCTTACGGGTGTTTCCTCCACATTTGCTTTAGGAACTGAGTCAGTTGTCGCTGACAGTTTAGTAACATTAGACTCCTTACAAGTATCTTCAGCTTTAGGCTCCGCAACAGGGGAAGCTGAATCAATTTATCCTTTAACAGGTGTTTCATCTCAATTTAATTTAGGCACTCCTAGCATAGAAGAAGGCACAGATGTAGTTCTTGGCAGTCTTTCTATGGCATTTACTGCAGGGGACGAGACAGCCTCTGGAACAGTCGATGCTGGTTGGGGTAGATCTACATGGGGATCTTTTGCATGGAATGAAAATATAACTCAAGAGGTTAGTGTCACTGGAGTGACAATGGCCACTTCTCTTGGCACAACAACACAAGAAGTTGGAACAGGCGTAATCGTATCTGCCACAGGTCTAGGCATGACAAGTACCTTAGGTACTACATCACAAACAGGCACCGCGGTAGAAACTCTTGACAGTTTAACAATAGGTGCGGCTTTGTCAGGCGCTTCAGGAATTACTGGTGAAGGTAATATTGGAGTCATAGCTCCTTCTGATCAATTAGACTTTGCAATTGGTACCCCTGTCATTGACATCTTTACACAAGTAGATCCTGTCGGTGTTTCTGCAACTACATCACTTGGAACTGCTGTAGCAGAAGCAGATGCATTAGTTACACTTGGTAGTTTATCCAGTAGCTTCTCATTAGGCACAGAAACTGTGGAGGTTGGCACAGGAGTAATCGTCAGCGTATCTACAGTAGCTTTATCTTTTGCTACAGGCACAGAAACAGCGACAGGTGGAGCCATAGTTGATATTACAGGATTAAGTATGACTACTGCCTTAGGAGATCCATTTAGCACCCCTTGGGCTAATGTGGTAACAGGTGCAACTAATACCTGGACAGAGGTAGATGCAGCATAAAAAGTGTTGCTTGGGTAACAAAAAAAGATATATTTTAGAAAGGTATAAACATGGCAAGTACATTTACATCAAGATTCAAACTCGAAAAAATGGAAACAGGGGCTAACGCCAATACCTGGGGTACAAGAACTAATAATAATCTAGACGTAGTTGACGCTTTTGGTGGTGGATATATTGCAAAATCCGTTGCTGGTTCAGCTGATGTTACACTCACAACAGGTAATGCAGACTCTACTACAGAATCAGCAAACAAAGTTATTGAGCTTACTGGTGCACTTACTGGTGATATTAAAGTATTGGTTCCTGCCGTTGAAAATGAATATGTATTTTTTAATAATACATCAGGATCACAAACCCTAACAATTGCTGCTACAGGTCATACATCAAATGGTATAGCTATAGCACAAGGAGCTTATTCTCATGTTTATTGTGAAGGTTCTGCTAACTTTGGTATAAAAAATTCTGTTGATAAATTAGGTGCAACTACATTTGTAGGCGATGCAACAGCTGGTGGTGGTAATATAATTTTAAGAACCAATGGTGCTGTAACAGCAACTACGTTTATCGGTAGTGGTTCAAATTTAACAGGCGTAGACCCTTTCCCTTCAGGAACAAAACAAGTTTTTTATCAAGCATCTGCACCCACAGGTTGGACACAAGACACTGCCGCAGCATTAGGTAATGCAGCTATGAGAGTCGTCGTCGGAACTGGTGGTGGCACAGGTGGTAGTGATACTTTTCAAACAACATTTGGTAGTTCAAGAACAACAGAGTCAAAAAGTTTAACTGTGTCTGGCTCAGTATCAGGCACTGTTGGAGGCCATACACTTTCCACACCGGAACTCGCATCACACAGCCATACTGTTAGTTCTAGTCAGTTTGATAATAATCAACCTAATAGACCAAGAACTCTTTCAAACCGTTGTAATTATGACCCTTCAATAACATCCAATCCTACTAGTAGCACAGGAGGTGGTGGAAGTCACTCTCACCCATTTAGTGGTACTCTAGGATCTGCCACTACAGGTAGTTCAAGTTTTGCAATGCCAGATATGGATCTTAAATTTGCAAACGTAATCATAGCCGCTAAAGACTAGTGCCGATATTTGACCCAGATGGGACTTGTCCTCTTCTTAAAAAGAAGTGCATTAAACATAGATGTATTTGGTACAATATGTTGCAAGGTAAACATCCTCAAACAGGATTGGATGTTCAAGAATGGGGCTGTTCAATAGCTTGGATCCCCTTATTATTGGTAGAAAATTCACAACAAACAATGCAAGTTAAAGCAGCTACAGAATCTTTTAGAAATGAAATGGTAAGATCAAATAGTGTTATGACGAAAGTGTTAGCACATAGCGGTGATGCACAAAAAGCCATGGGAGTGGCTAGTTCCATATTTGAAATGATCGGAGACCATCAAGAAGCTATAGATAAGAAAGACTCTTCAAAAGAAGATAAAACTATTTTACAACTAAGTAATAATAAGGTAAAAGTTAAGAAGAAGCCTAAAAAGGCTACAGCTAAAAAGGTGAAAAAAAATGGCAACAACCGTAAACAACACAACAGTTCAAAGTAGAATTACAATAATTTTTGATGCTGGTGGATCCTTAATAGGAGATGGTCCAGCTAAAGGCACTGGAAATACAGAGTCAGATGTATACTTAGATGACAATGTTATACTTAATATAAGATCTCACACAGAAATTGACTCTAGTATTCACGCTTTGCAATGGGATGCCACAACAAACACAGGCACGATTGAATTCACTGATACAAGAGATAATGAGTCTATATCTTCTCTCCCTCAGTGGGCAACGAATGTTGTTATAAGAACAGAGGCTCAAAATACTTACTCGTCCACATATAGTTCAACTTATAGTGCTCACTCAGATGCAGGAGCAGAAGACGATTCAGCAGCAGTAACAGCTGCGATCACAGCCGCCGACACAGCAAGAACAGATTATCTTGCTGCACACAGTATTACTTACTAGTTTTCTGTGTATAAAAGAATATGAAAGAATATATCTTAGAAGTCAAAAAAGTAATTTCACATCCTTTTTGTAAAAAAATTATAAACTGTTTCGATCACAACTATAATGACGCGGGAACTGTAGGAGGCGTAAATAAAAATGTTAGGAATTGTGTTACAAGAAGTGTAATGAACCCAGAAACATTTGGTGAAAGAATATGCTCTAATTTTATTCAAGAAAAAATTTTCAATTGTGTAGAACATTATCAACAAAAACATAAAGTAAAATCAGAAAAAATATCACAACTAGATTTATTAAAATATGAAACGAATGACAGTGATGCAGGTTATGTTTTTCACACTGATTTTGGACTTAAAGTAAGTGAAAGACAATTATCTATTTCTATTTGTCTTAATAATCAATATGAGGGTGGAGAATTTGTTTTTGAAACTCCAGATGGACCTCATACAATACCTCAAAACGAAGGGGATGCAGTAATATTTCCATCTAACTTTATGTTTAGACATCAAGTGAATAAGGTAACAGCAGGCACAAGATATGCTCTAATAGGATGGGTCATTTAGTGGAACCTATTTTTATAAAAGAATTTTTACCCAAACAAATTTTAAATCTAATTTATACTTATTCTATTATTAAATATGGCAATCAAAAGCAGTTTAAGACAGATATTCAAACCAATGCTTTAATAAGTGAACATTCAGACTATCTTATGGAAACCTTAATGGACCTAAGCACTCCAGTGATAGAGCAAAATGTGAAAAAAAAATTATTTCCAACTTATTCTTTTTTTAGAATCTATGATAAAGGATCTGATTTAAAAACACACATTGATAGAGAGTCTTGTGAATACACTGTTGCTTTATGTTTAGGGGCACATCCAGTAGATCAACCTTATGAAATTTTTTTAGGAGAAAAGGATGATAATTCAGATTACAAATATTTTAGTAATAAGAATAATCTTGAAAGATATAGAATTGATTACAAGTTTCCTATGTTACCTAATAATGCAATTATATTCAAAGGCATGAATAAACTTCATTGGAGGGAACCATGTCAACATGATCACTTTATAACTGTGTTTTTACATTACGTAGATCAAGATGGCGAATATAAGGATTTTAAGTTTGATAAAAGAACTGGTCTTGGCGTAAAAAGATGAATGAGAGTTTGTATGTTTTAAACGGTGGTATAGGTAAAAATATATGTTTTACAAGTTGTTTGAAAGAGTTACAAAATGTCAACATCATGTCGTCATGGCCTAAAATATTTTCACACCACCCAAACGTTAATTTTTGTTACAACTTGAACTTAACACCACTATTAGACAAAAGTGAATTTTTAAATAAATTTAAAAAAGTACATTTTGTTGAAGCATATGATGAATTTTTTTTAATGAACAAAATTCATTTAGTTAATAATTTTAGACGTATAACAAATCAAAGTATCTTAGAAAACGCTTATAATGAAATATATTTTTCTCATGATGAGGAAGATAGATTGAAACCAATTTTATCAAAGCTAGAAAACTTTGTACTTGTGCAATTTGTAGGTAGTGACGAGCATAAAGTTGAAACTGATTTTGAGGGGTCTAGATCTATAAGAAGAGATTTAGCACAATCTATTATTGATGTATTAAATTTTGATTTAAAATTAAATGTAGTAAATGTTTTTTCTCTAAAAAATACTTTTAAAAATATTTGCGAAATTGATCAATCATTATGCTATAGAAACTATGCACATATGATAAAATACGCAAAAGGATTTATTGCAATAGATAGTTGTCTTAATCATATGTCAGCTAACAGGTTTTGTAATACACGAGGTGTTGTTTTGTGGAATGACCAAAATGCAAATTATAGATTTAATTATTCTAAGAATTGTAACATCATTACGAACACACCAAATGTTATGCGGTTTGATATAAATGAGGTTATAGATAATTTTACTAAAATATTAAGGGAGAATAAAAATGATTACACCAACTGAATTGAAGGATAGAAATTTTAAAATATTTTTAGGTATGCCCATGTATGGAGGTATGTTATCTGAAGCTACTATGCACGGGCTCTTAGAACTTCAACAATGGACTGTTGCGTCTAATGTAGGTTTAAGATTTCAGTCTATGGGCAATGAAAGTTTAATAACCAGAGCTCGCAATACAATTGTATCAATGATGATGGATCAGCAAGATTATGTTGCAACTCATTTATTATTTATAGACGCAGATATAGGTTTTTCTTGGAAAAATATTGAAAGACTATTATGTGCTGACAAAGACATAGCTTGTGGCGTTTATCCTAGAAAACACATACATCTTGAGAAAATAAAAGGTATTTTGAAAGACAATCCTAATATAACTCCTGATGAGATGGAGGCTAAAGCACTAGGGTACAATATTAATTTTGATGATCCGACAAACTTACAAGGGGAGAATGGTTTTTTCCCAGTTAATGAAGCGGCTACAGGTATGATGTTGGTAAAGAGATCTGTATTTAGAACTATGTTTAAAAAATTTCCCGAAAGAAAATACCAAACAGATCAAATAGTGAATGGAGCAAACTATAAGTCAGATAATTGTTATGATCTTTTTGCCGTAGGACCTTATCAAACACTTGATCAAAAAAGATATTTATCAGAAGATTATTATTTTTCAAGATTATGGCAAGAGTGCGGTGGTAAAATATGGGCTGACCTATCTATGCCATTAACTCATTTTGGAAACAGAGCATATAAAGGTCACGTTGGATCTTTAGTTGCCAAAAAATTATGATTACAGAAATATCTGATCAAAATGTCTGAAGAAATAATTGTGCATATTATTGATGATTTTATATCTGATAAAAATCTTTTAGACAGTTTTTTTGAAAAATACATTATGGAAGGTCGACTGCAATTGACTTTTACAAACAAAGGACATGCCACAGAAAAACAACCTCATTCTTTTACTTCATCCTTAGATCGTGAAAATTTTAATATACCCTTAATATACGAACTTTATAACAAATGTAACAAATTACTGCCTTATAGTAATACACGTATTAAAAGATGGCATGCTAACATTTATCCCTCTGGATTTGATGGGACTATTCACGTTGATAAAACCTACAGCACACCTACATATTTATATTGTGTCAGTCCATGGAAAAATGACTGGGGTGGAGAATTTATTGTATATGACGAAAAAAAAGAAGCAAAAGCAGTAGCCTCTTATAAACAAGATAGGTTAATAATTTTTGATGGTAAATATCCACATAGAGCAACTGCACCAACTAGACTTAGCTCTTTACTTAGAGCTACTATTGCTTTTCACACAGAAATAGTAGAAAAATAGTATTTATAAGGTATATTACTCTCATGCCCCTAGTAAATTTTAGACCCGCTCCAGGTATTAATAAGGAAGTGACTGATTATACAGGTCAGGGTAAATGGACTGATGGTGATATGGTACGCTTTTTTCAAGGGTCAGCACAAAAAATTAAAGGGTGGGAAAGGTTTTTTAGTACAACTTTAGTTGGGGTTGTTAGAGATCAACACGCATGGGTTTCTTTAGATGGAACTAGATTCAACGCTTTTGGCACAGATAGAAAATTATACCTATACTCAGAAGGTGTTGCCTATGACATCACTCCACTTAGAGAAACACAAGCTTTGACAAATCCTTTTACTACAAACGCCACCACATCCGTAGTTGTTACTGATACTGGTCACGGAGCACAACAAGGTGATTTTGTCACTTTTGATTCTTTTTCTGCAATTGACGGATTAGATATGAACAAAGAATTTGAAATTACATCTGTCGCTAATAACAATGCATATGTTGTGACTGCAGGCTCTGCTGCGTCAGGATCGACATCAGGTGGTGGAGGATCAGGTAATGCTAAATATCAAATTAATGTTGGTCCTGAATTGTCAACTCCTGCCTTTGGTTGGGGAACAGACACATGGAGTTCAGGCACATGGGGTACAGCATCAAGTAGTTCTAATGTTACTCTTGAAGCAAGACAATGGTCTCTTGACAATTTTGGAGAGTTGCTCATTGCAACTGTATTAAATGGTGGTGCTTTTGAGTGGAGTCCTTCAAGCGGAGTTTCAACAAGGGCAACTGCTATTACTAATGCTCCAACAAAATCAAGATTAGGTTTAGTTTCTACTCCAGACAGACATGTTTTATTTATGGGCACTCAACCCACAATTGGTGGCACTAATGCTCAAGACGATTTATTAATTAGATTCTCAAATCAAGAGGATAGAAATACGTATCAACCAACAGCAGAGAATACTGCAGGTTCATTACGCATAGCTGACGGATCACGGATCGTAGCCGCAGAAAGATCAAGAGGTCAGATATTAGTATGGACAGATACATCTTTACACTCAATGCAATTCATAGGTCCACCTTTCACCTTTGGTTTAAGACAGCTTGGTCAAAACTGTGGTATAATAGGTAGCCATGCAGGCGTCGACATAAATGGTGTATCTTATTGGATGTCTCAAGACTCTTTCTTCTTATTTGATGGTACTGTAAAAAAACTACCTTGCACTGTAGAGCAGTTTGTTTTTAACAATATTAACATAACAGGATCAGAAAATGCTTTTGCTGGACACAATGGTGAATTTAATGAAATTATGTGGTTCTATCCTAGAACAGGATCAGATCAAATTAATGCTATCGTAGCTTATAATTATTTGGAAAGAACATGGTGGACTGGAACACTTGCTCGAACTACTTGGATAGATAAGGAAGTATTTGATAATCCAATAGCGACTGAATATAGTTCAACAGCCACAGCAAATAATGAAGTTATAAGTGGACTTACAGATGGAGCATCCTCAGTTTTCCTACATGAAATAGGTAATAATGGAGATGGTCAGGCTATCACAGCATTTGTTAAATCAGGTGTTGTGCAAATTGGTGAGGGTAATGATTTTGCTTTTGTTTCTAAATTAATACCCGATGTAGAAGATCAAGAGGGAACACTAAATGCTAAATTAGAATTTAAAAATTACCCTAATAATAGCACAAGTGTTACCAAAACAACGACCTTTACAGATACTACAGACTTTGTAAGTTTAAGGGGTAGAGGTAGAGAGTTTACAGTAAATGTAGTATCTAATACGACTGGCACAGCTTGGAGATTAGGAACTCAAAGATTTGATATACAGCCTGATGGTAGAAGATAATGGCTAAACTAAGTTTAACAAGATTTCCTGATCCTAGAGATGAGTATCAAAGAGAGCAACAAGCTGAATTAATTAGACAGCTAGAGGAATTAGTTCAACAATTAAATACTCAATATACACAGGATACTCAAGAAGAGTCCACAAGAAGGAGTTGGTTTTTTTCAAATGGCTGATGTATTTAAAAGATTTATTACTAATGTAACAACAACAGATTTAACTACAGTGTTCACTGTGCCTACAGCAAATGTTGCGGCGACACCACCAGTCCCGGTATCCACATTTATTGTAAAGACCATTAACACACATAACTACGATGGTTCAAATGCTGTGACTGTTAATATTGACCACAATAATGGCAGTGCAGATTTTCAAGTATTTCAAGTTGATGTGGCAGCATCAAATACAAATACTATTAGTACCAGTATGGTATATCAAGAAGGAGATGTAATGAAAGTACAAGCAAACGCCGCTTCAAGAGCAATGATTGAAGTATCTGTATTAGAGGTTAAACAACAACAATAATGTATTTAATAGCAAAAGTGCCAGAGGAGATAACCAAAAAATTAGATGAGGTTATTCAGGCTAAAGATTTAGTGCCTGCAAACATGGATCTAGCAGGTAATATCAAAAGCGAATATCTAATACCAGAGGGTAAAGAATATGTCTATCCTCTTATATTTGCTTTAATTGATAAACATAAAGAAAAATATCCACAATACTTTAAACAAATTTGTGGTTATAGAAATAAAAAAGAAGTGGACTTAAGTTTGCAATCTTTATGGGTAAACTTTCAAAGAAAATATGAATTTAATCCAGTTCATGTACATGAGGGTTTATTTAGTTTTGTTTTCTGGCATAAGATTCCTTACAAAATGGAGGATGAAATCGCTAGATATCCAAATATGAAACCAGATCAAGTAAAAGCAGGACACTTCGCCTTTTTTAAAACAAATGAAATGGGTAGAATACAGTCAGAAGACTTACCTGTAGATAGTTCTTGGGAGGGTAAATTAGCACTTTTTCCAGCAGATCTTAATCACGCTGTATATCCTTTTTTTACTTCCGATGACGTAAGAATTACAATCTCAGGCAATGTAGGTTTCCCGACATAAACCTATTGATTTAATACATTTTCGACTATAAAACTATACTATGGCAAAAATTGTAGATGAACCAGTTCTTCTACGCTATGACACGATTGACGGTAACAAAGTGCCTGTCTATAGTGCCAAAGTAGAGACAACTGTAACAAATACTAAAACAGGACAAGAGTATAGCAGTCACGAAGAAGTGGATGCTGACATAGCCAACCCTGCAACTGAGACTACTGAAGCGGATATCCGCAGAGATGTGCATGTTATTGCACCAAATTTATTTAGTGGAGCAGCTACCGGGGATGACTAATGTTAAAAAATATATTTAAATCTGCAAAAAAACTTTTAAAAAATCCTTTAGTACAATTAGGTATAGGCGCTTTATTACCTGGGTCTAGTTTCGTTGCTGGTATGGCACCTGGTCTTGCTAAGACTGTGCTAAGCAACCCTGCTTTGTTACAAGGTGGCATAGGTTTATTATCTGGAGATAAACCAGAAAACGTTGTACGTAACATAGGTATACAAGCGTTACTTGGTGGATTTCAAGGAATGGGTGAAGGCGGTCCTGGTTTTGTTGAAGGAGCAAAATCTAAATTTAGATCTCAAACTGGTAACGTAGGAAAGTCTTTATCTGAGGGTAATCCATATGAAATGTTTGGCGGAGCAGGAGGAGCTGGTTCTGGTGGATTAGAAAATTTAATTACTGGAGCACCCGGAAAAATTTTAGATTTTATAATAGAAAATCCTGTTAAAGCAGCAGAGCTTGGTTTACTAGCTAGTGCTTTTATTCAAGGTCAAGATGATCCAAGATTAAAAGATGTAGATCCAAAAGCGATTGAGGGTTTAGATTTTGGTAATTTTCAAAAAGGTATGGACGAGGCTAGATTTCAAGCAAGGGGTGGTATAGCTGGTTATGGAGCTGGTGGAGAGAAGATGACTAGCATTGGTATAAATGGTAATACTGGAGAGCCAAGTGGCTTGGTCACCGGACCAGGGACCGGTACAAGTGATTCAATAAGATTTGTAAGTAGTAAGGCTAAAGTGCCCACAGATATAAGTAATGGAGAGTTTATAATTACAAAAGAAGCAACAGATAAAATAGGGCCAGAAAACCTATATGCGTTACAGACTGCTTTTGATAAAGACGCAGAAACATTTGAAGAGGGCCAAGAGAGGATGGCGATGGTATAATGGCAACACTAGAAGAACTAAGAAATCAATATTACGCAGATCTTTTAAAAAGTGGACAGGATCTAATAACTAATCTCCCACCATTACCAAAAGAAACCGTACAACCTATATCTGATGCAGAAAAAGAAGCTCTAAACTTAGCAAGGACAGATATTGCAAATAGACCTGACTTTTTAAACATGGGAGTAGGGGCTTTAGGTGGGGCATCACTAACTGCAGCTAACGCAGCTACTGAAGCACAAAAATCAACTGGTGCCTTTGATCCTTCAAGCACTCAGGCTTTTATGAATCCTTTTCAACAGAATGTCATTGATGAATACACTAAAGAAATGCAGCGTCAGTTTAATATTCAACAAACCGGCAGAGATGCAAAAGCTGCAGCTGCAGGTGCTTTTGGTGGAAGTAGACAGGGTGTCTTAGATGCAGAAGCAGCAACGGGTTTTCAAAGACAATTAGGTCAAGGTGTAGCTGGATTATTATCTGGTGGTTTTCAACAAGCACAAAGAGCTGCAATGCAAGCCTTTGAAAATCAACAAAGAAGAGGTCAATTAGCAGCACAAAATTTAGCAAATATAGGTAGAACTCAAACTGGTATTGGTCAAGTTTTTGGACAGTTTGATCCTATCTCATCGGGAGTAACAGAAAGAGATGTAAGTACATTAGCTAGAATAGGTGCTACAGAGAGAGGCATAGGACAGTCTGAAAGAGCAGCAGAGTTTGCAAACTTAATGAGATCTTATAATCAACCATTTACAGCAATGAATTTTCAATCTGGCGTTTTAGGGGGCTTTCCATCTTACGCAGAGAGTCAAGCAGCACAGTTATATAATCCATTATTTACAGGTATTAACACATTATTTGGACAAAGTTAGTCAATGAGTGAATCAGGATTTGACGTACTAAAAGGTTTTCAACCAGAGGGGGGTTCTATTACCTATGAGCCCTATACACCTATTGTGCCTCAGAACACACCTATTGAGTATCAACAAGAAAGAGCTGAAAAAGATCAGATCTCTATAGATCAAGCTGCAAGAATACAGCAAGACACAAATTTATTTAATTATTATGCTAATCAATATGCAGGACAGATGTTACCTGTTATAGATGCAGCAAACTTAAACATGGCTAATTATGCACAAACATTGGGGTTAGGCCAAAGATACAGTCCGGATGATTTCAAAAAAATTATAGAAGAATCCATAGGTCCAATAGAAGAGGACTCTAAAGGTAGACAATTAACAAGATTTATAACTGATGCTTTTAATGCAAGAACACCTTACAAAGGAGTTGCAGGTGCTCTAGATATTTATTTACAAACAACAGGTAAAAGAATGGAAAGAGAAGATCAAATAAAAGCAGCAAAATTAGAGAGAAGATTAATGATCGGTGAGCTAGCAGCTAAACAAGCAGCCGATGCTAATGAAAATATTAAAGCTGTAGAGGCAGATTTTTACTTAAAAAAAATGGGTTACGATAATGCAAATGCAGAAAAATATTTAGGTTTTACCTCAGATATACTCAAGAAAATAGCTCAAACAAATTTAGACATGGAAGAAGAAAAACTTAAAGCAAGTTTACACTTTTTAAAAAATCCGTCACAACCAGTTCAAGTTGCTTACACAGGACCCGACGGTAAAGTAGTAGGTCCAATTGCTGCTATGCCCATACAAACAGAGTTTGGTATTCAGTATAGATTAGGTAGGGTTGATGAACAGGGTAATCAAATATTTGATGTTAAGATACCAGCTGATGAACAGGGTAGATTAAATTTATTCTTTCCAAGTAAACAAGGTGCTGCTGAAGATGTTGGCAACTTTAAAAATTTACAATTATCACAATCTAAGGTTAGAGAAGGTTCATCAAACTTATTTACACTGCAAAATCAATACAATGATGTGATGAGTATTTTAGATGTTGCAAAGGCAGACCCATCAAAAGTTGGTGTTTCTGGATCAATTAAAAAAGCCATACAAGAAGTAGGAGCCACTACAGAAGCTGTGTTTAATTTACTGGGTAATGAAGCAGGCGTTGGTGGAGCTTATGGAACAGGTCTCGTAGACGAAGGTCAGATGCTATTTTCTTTTGACCAAGCTAATCCTGGTGCAATACCTACTGGTGGTACAGTTGATACATCAATAAAAGATGACATTGTACTTACAGATGTGCCTACAAAAGTTGGTGGTCTTAATGTACCATTTAAAAAACAAACTAAAGTAGTCCAAGCCTCTTTAAATGACATCGTTCAAACATCATGGTGGGAAGGTCAGGGATATGATCCTACTTATGCACAAAACAAAGTGAAAGAAATATTTATTATTTATGGTCTTGCTAGAGCTTTAAAATCTACAGGTCGTTTGAACGTTGATGATATCCAAAGAGCATCCGAGGCTGTATCTATCTATGGATTACAATCACCAGAACAAGCTATTGCTAAATTAGAACAGGTAGCATTAAAATTATCTGACGCACAAAAAGCTATTATTAGATCTACACCTGAGGTTCTCGGTACAACACCTGAGGTCAACGAGGTAATTATACCTTTACTTGAAAGATTGAATTTACCAGTTGATCCTTATAGACAATATTTTATGGATCCTTCCGCTAGTGGTGCTGTCACTGCTACACAACCTGAGGGAACATTTCCAACTACTATTAACGAAGCTGCAGAGCAAGGTGTTACAGCCGCACCTGAGGGTTCATTATCATTAAAAGTGGAGGACTTGTTTAGTACATTATAATGGCACCTTTAAAAGCACAAAATTACATCACTCTTATGGAGGGCACGGAGAATCAAAAAAGTTTTTATTTGCAAAATCCAAGTCAACCAACACAATCTGACATTGATAAAATTAAAAAAGCTTATGGTATTGATCCTAATACAACCTTTGATCAGACAAGAGATTTATTAAATAAAATAGAAGCTGGTGAAATTAAATCACCCCTAGCTAATTTACCGGAGGGACCGGCAGCGTTTGGTGAATTATATGAAAGGGCTGCAGATGTAGCAGAACGAGCTGAACTTATAAAAGATCCTCTACAATATTATGGTAATACTTTTCTACCAATTGATGGACTTATATCAGAGCCATCTTTTAGTGCTTCAGGTGGATTTTTGGGTGTAGCAGCAGCACAATCTGCAAAGTTTGCAGGGACAAAAAATCCTTTTGCAGTTTTAACTCCTGCTGAATTTTTAGTTGCAGAGGCCGCTGGTTCAGACTTAGGCTCAAAAACTTATCGTTTAGGTAATAATATTATAAGATCTTTAATGGATTTACCAGAAGAGGACCTATCTAGTCAGATGAGTCAAGCTTTGTATGACACAGCTTTAAATACTATGTTTACAGGTGGTGCTATGACCATGGCTCCTATATTCAATGCAGGTAAAGCCACGATAGGTAAATATATTTTTGGTGTGTCACCTGATAAAGCTAACTTAGAAAAGATCGCACAGATATCAGAGACTTACGGTATGCCTATGGGTTTAATTCAAGCATCAAACATGCCTTTCTGGAAAGGGTATAGTAAAGTTATCGGTGTGTTTCCATGGATTGGTAGTGCATTTAAAAAACAAGCACAGGCTGTGGATGAAGGGTCAAGACAATACTTAGGTCAGCTTGCAAACGGTATGGCACCAATGCAAACTATGACAATGTTAGGTGCAGACTTTCAAAAAATCATGGGAAAAAACTATGAGGCAGTTAGAAACGCTCAACAGTACATGTATGAAAACTTTGAAGAATACGCAAAAAAATTAAAAGGCAAAAAAGTTATTAACATATCGGGATTTAAAGATGTAGCAAAAGATACAGCAGCACAATTTAGAGAAGCCATACCGGGAATGCAGGGTTATGGTGAATTTAGGTTCCCAGGTGATGGTACTAAAAGAGCTTTTGGAACATTCTATGAAACTATGAGTAAGTTGGATGAAAACATAACCTTAGAACAAGCTGTTACCATGAGACAAATGTTTAATGATTTTATTACAAATTTTAAAACAGAGTTTAAAGGAAAGATACCGAAAGAAGAGGCACAAGCTATTGGTAATTTAGCGTCAAGATTAGAATATGATATTTTAAATTTAAAAAATATAGACAATGCAGTCGATGAAACTGTTTTTAACACTGCTTTAGCAAAACTTGCTGCAGCTAACGAATATTTTGCACACACCATGCCAACTTTTGAAGGTGGTGTCGCTTCTAATATGAAGCAAGTCAATGCAAATATATTTGGCCCAGGTCCTGATGTAGAAAGAGGACTAATGTACACTGATGAAATGTTTCAAATAATTTTTGGTAGAGCTAAAACAAGTAATGATGCGATGAAGCATTTGATTGAGTTATCTCAAACAACGCCAGATCAAATACGTGCATATAAAAAAGCAGGTAACGTAGAAGGTAAAGTAGTGGATCTTGACGTGTTGGTTAAAGACATGGACATAAACTCACCTTCTTACGGAACTATGGTCAAAAAAACAGTGCCAATCATAAGTGCAGCTCCAGACGCTGGTAGAAAAAAAATTGTAAGAAATTTATTTGACGATGCGATTAAAGCATCCATAGAGGGCTTACCACCTGGAGTAAGTGCAACACAATTTATTAATTTAAAAGATGTGGCTCCTGAAGTCATTAGAGCTAAAGGTTTAAAAAAGGCTGCACCAGAACTATTAGAATTTAGTGATGTTAGATTTAATCCTTCTAATTTTGCAAAGTCATTAGGTTTAGATACACAACAAGGACAAGAAATATTAGCCACTGCATTAGAGGGCACAGGTGTATCCGTAAAAGGTGTACAAAGATTTTTAGATGCTGTCAGTCAAGCAAAAAGTTTCGAAATTAATGACTCCTCTACATTCTTACAAAGACGATTAACGTTGACTGGATTAAAGGGACTGATGTTATTTGGTGCTGGCACGGGTGCTGCATCAACAGTCAGTGGGCCATTTAGTCCTGTGTTAACAGCATTAGTTTTAAAATATGGATCTAGTATTTTATCTAACCCTAAATATTTAAAAACATTTACAGAGCTATATGAGAACATGGCAAAGAATCCTGGTGACCTAAATAAAGCTTTAACAGTATCAAGACGTAATGACATATTGGAATGGGCTTCTACTGTGTTACCAACAGACGCTGAGGTAGAAAGAGAAGAGTTTATAAATAGTATTGATGAATCTATATTTAGTTTAATGCAAAAAGGTCAAACTAAAATAGAATCACAAAACGCTAGAGAACAACAATTAAACATGATGTCAGGTAATATAAATAAAGCACAACAAAGAGTTACAGGTGAGTTAATGAATAGAATTAATCAAACTCAACAACCTATTAGTTTTGAAGACACAGGACCTTTGTTTGAACCCGCTGCTGGTGGTGCTCCTATGGCACCTCAAGTTAGAAATCAATTAGCTTTTGGCTCAGTCGATGATGCTATTGCTGCACAAGGAGGTATTGGCGGGTTATGAGCACAGCTTTACAATTCACTTCTATCTTCGATCCTGCTAACCCACCACAAAAATTATCTAACGGTGGTATGGGTATGAATACTACACCTGTTGCTGCAAGCAAAGCACTAGAGGCTAGAGGTATAAAAACACAAGCTATAAAAGATTTAGAAACGCCTCCTCCTGTTTCCGTAGCTGATAAATCAGAGAACTTAGAACCTAGATTTATGCCAACTTCTGATAACATTATGAGAAAGTTTGAAGATTTATCTCCACCAGATAAAAAATCAATGGAAGAATTTTTTAATAGGTTACAAATGCAAGAATATATGGAGAGAATGAGACCCAATGAGGATCTTAGGGATGATATGTTAAAAGAAAATTTACAACAAATGTATAATAAAATGTACGGAGAGAGACTACAAGCAAAAGCCATGAGCCCAGATATGAACATGATTATGAATGCTCAAAACAACATGGGTGGTATTATGTCAGCACCCGTGAAACAAAAAACAGGTCTTGCCGCTTTGGCGAACATGAACTATATTGATATAGTATGATTGAAATAACAGATAGCCTTCGTGACCAGGTACGTCACCATGAAGGTGTACGCACCACTATGTACCTAGACACATTAGGAAAGGCTACGATCGGTATAGGCCACCTTATACTTCCGCATGAAAGAGAAAGATATGCAGAAGGCGTAGAGATTACTATGGAAGAGGTAGAAGAACTCTTCGATATAGACTTAAACAGAGCAGCAGCGGGAGCTGATGAGCTGATAGCTGAGAAGATTGGACACGATCTACCTCAGGTCATAGGTGAAGTCTTGGTAAACATGTGCTTTCAACTGGGAAAAAATGGTGTCTCTAAGTTTAAAAACATGTTTAGATGCATGAAAGAAGCTGACTGGGCAGGTGCCGCTTTTCAGATGAAAGATAGCCGTTGGCATAAACAGACAACAAATAGATGTGAAGAACTTGCATCTATCGTTGCTAATTACAAGGAATAAGGGTATTATAAATTATGGGTAGACCAAAAACACCAAAAGGCACATTGCCAAAACAAACAGACATATTGTTAGATACTAAAGTGATTGATATGACTACAGAAGTAGAAGTAAAAAATCCATTTCTACGTGCGTTAGGTCAAAGTCCAAGATATGTAAAATTTGGTCTAAAACAAGCTAAATTAAAACCTAAGGGGGAATAGTAATAATGGCAAATAGAAAACTAAGAAAACCACCAGAGGGTAAAAAAGGTAAAGGCTTACGTAAATTACCTAAAAAGGTAAGAAACAAGATGGGCTTTATGAAAGACGGCGGTCTTGCTGAGGCAACTGCTAAGTTAAAAGCTCAAGGTCTTAAAGATGGTGGCATGAAGATTGTAAGAGGCACAGCTCGTGGTGGCGGTGCAGCTACAAAAGGTTTAGGATATAACGAAAGACCTAACTAATCCAAGCCTTAAGCTCATCACCCATAACTTGACTGGCTATGTCAACCTTGTTCTTAAGAGCAAGTAAAATCTTTTCATCTACTGTACCCTTACAAACAAAGTCAACATACGTTACTTTATTCTTCTGTCCTATTCTGTGTGCACGATCCTCACTTTGTAATCTTATCTCAAGATCATAATTGTTTGAAAAGTAGACAACAGTATGAGAGGCAGTAAGAGTAATTCCATATCCACCAGTCTTAGGGTTCGCCACAAGGTATGTAAGATCATGTCCTTTGTCCTGAAAATTTTTGACAAGATCCATGCGTACTTTATTTTCTGTATCACCATAAAAAGCTGCAGTCGAAGTATCACCGTATTTCTCCTTTAGTTTTGTTGTTATCGTTTGAATGTTGTGTCGATAGTTT